GGAAAGTGAGGCGAGCTTCTCTTTCTGAGTAGACGCTAATCCATCAGAAACTGATTCAAGAATACCATTAGCAACCGACTCTCCGAGTCTGCTGTTAAGTCCGATATTCTTCTCAATCTGCTCATTGAGTTTGGTCTCCATATCATCTAGTTTTTCTACCATGCTCTCAAGCACATCATACTTATCTTCAGGGATAGTTACATAATGTTCTTCAAAGAGACCTTTCATTCCACTAAGGAATGATTCGGTCATATCTGTTTTAAGTCCTTGCTCAACTGCAAGGGCATTTTCCGTAAACCATTCGTCAGCAACGTACTCAAGATAAGAATCAACTCTTTCGGAAAGTGCAGTCTTTTCTTCTGCGATCTTTTCTTCAAGGGTCTCTTGGTACTTCGCTTCCAAAGCCTCTTTAACTTCAGCGACTTTAGATCCTAGAGCGGTTTCGAAAACAAGCTTTGCCTTTTCGCGGAACTCTTCGGAAAGTTCTTCTCCACCTAATAGTGCATTAACATCATCTTCGATGTTAACTTCTGGTGTAGCGTTCTCTTCCACAGTAGTTTCCTCTTTTTCGGCGACTACTTCTTCAGTAGTGGTTTCTTCTTCAACAACTTCGTCGGTAACTTCTGTCTCTTCTTTAGCAGTCTTACCCTTACGGTTAGTGACTACATCAGAAACTTGCTTAAGTGAAGCACCAGGCGTTTTTAGCTTTGCCGAATCATCGTCAACCTTGTAATTCTCAGGAGTTGGTCCCCCAAGATCTTCCCAAGTTCCACTTTGAGATGTATCGATTGGGTCACCAGCTTTCGCATTGGCATTCACAGCAGTCTTAGACTGGCTTACACTAGGGTTAGCCACAGACTCATCCATTTCTTGTAATTTGTTACCACGAGACATTTGTACGACTCCGATTCTTTGTTGTTAAAATCTATATTTATTTAGAAGTTTTATAAATTTGATAAGAAATCATTAAACAGATTAAGTTTCTGTTCATCTAATCTCTTCTGATCAATTAAAGTATTAATGGTCTTGTAGGTCTTAGTTGCGAACTTCTCACGCAATATTCCACCGTCCCAAACCCAGTCTTTTCCTTCCATAATTCCTGAAACAAATGCATCAGGTGCAGAAGGATCAGCGACGATATCAGCAGCAGTTGCTAACATGAAATCTTCACCGACGACACTATAACCTTCTTTTGTTTGCTGGAGTGAACCAACACCTCTAGAAGATACACCAAGTCTCACACCTTCTTCAATAAGTGAAGATGCAATTTTACCCATTGGTGTTCCAAGGATCTTTGCCTTACCAATAAAGTTAGAACCACTTTCTTTTAGAGAAACAATTTTATGTGAAACTCTATCAAGATTTACAGTAGGTCCTTCTGGATGACCAAGTTCCCCAAGAGCTCTTCCTGAAGTAACATGGTTTTCGTTATAACGACCGACTTCCTTGCGAAGTGTCTCCATTGGATAAACACGTCCATTCCGGTTCTTCATGTCTGCTTGAAGGAATACTCCCTCAATATACATTGATTTCTTGCCGTTCTTTTGTTCGACTAGAAATTCAACTGATTCAATTTCTTCTCTAATCAGTTTCATCATGCATCCCCGCTTGTTTGAACTTGTTGAATGAATAAAGCACCTTTAGAACCACCAGTTGAAATACCAGATACTCTAACTGACCTATAAAGCGAAGCACCAGATTGTGGATCAAATGCCGTTGCTATACCAGTAGTATTTGCATCAGTTTGTATTCTAGTTCTAAAGAGTCCAGAAGTACCAGTACCAGTATAAATTGCTGTTACTTGTGCATTGGATATTTTAGTATTATAATTAGAGTCATTTCCATCCACAAGAGTAACTCTGTCGCCTTTTTCAAATGGCATTTGAGTTCCTTCTGGACAATCAATAGTTGCATTAGCTCCTACACTAATAGCAGTAACTCGTTGAGATCCTCTAGTCAACCCAAGAGTTGCTGTACCACCTGCAGGAATGTAGTAATCCGTGAAAGTAGCTTGTGGATCAGTTCCAATTGCAACGAATGCAGGTGCATCTGTTGCTACTAATCTTAGAACACTAGACTGAACTCTGAAAGCAGTTGAGGTCGATGCCACTGCTGCTGTTGCAAAAGATTGTCCTGCTCCGACGGGTCTATGTGCCATTAGTGTATAACTCTAGATTCATTTTAGTTATTTATAAAATTATTCTGTACCTGTATCAGCAGCCGCGACTGGAGTTTCCCCTTCTGCTTCTGCTTCAGTTTCAATTTCATCTTCAACTTCACTTTCTACCTCGTTATCACCAAATAAACTATTGGCTACATCAGGTCGATAAGTATCAATTCTTTCAGCTGATTTTGCAAAAAGCATATCTTTAATACGATCACTAATTTGCGAAGGTGATTCGTCTTTAGTAATCATATCCATCAGTTCAGCTTGGACATCATTCATATCAGGCATTGTATTTATTAATAAATCAGTCTTTAGTATTTATACACTATTGGCTGTGATAACTCTGCTCAAGAATCATAGCATAAAAAATCCCTTTAATACGAACTAAATTTTCATATTCCTTGGGATCTTCCTGGTTACCATTTTGGAGATAATAACAGATTGAATTATATACTTGACGAACATCTTTTATACTAAAATTCGCCTTAATATATCCTTTACCATCTGCATCACGTAACACTAGATTTCTCCGCCTTTAGGCAACTCCTTTTTCCCTGATGTTGATACGACTTCTCCTTCCAAATCTGGTTCCATTACTGGATCACCAGCGGCACCAACTTCTCCAAGTGGGGCACCTGTCTCAGGATCTACTGGTGCTAATGGATCTGGAATAATTCCATCTGCAATTTCCTTCTCCATGATCTTATCCTGTTCAATGATTTCCTCATCAGTTTGACGGAGAATCTTACGTCTTACATAATCCTGAGAGAAGTATCTACCAATGTAAGGTTCTGCAGTAGCAGCGACATTAACTCTCTCATTAAACAGTTCAGTTTCCTTCAATTCCGAGAAATGATTATCATATAAGAAGTCATATTGAATATGTTCACTCATGATTTCCCAGTCTTCTGGAGTGATGATATTCTTCAGAATTAACTGAGTTTTAAGCATATCATCAAACATTCTAGAGAATCTCTTCCTTAAACGTCCAACAAACTTGGTGAATTTTAATTCGTCTCTTAGTATTTCTGATGAACGACCTAAATTAAATCCTCCTTCACCGTCCATTCTAGATGGTGGAACATTGAGACTACGGTACAGTTTCTTCTTGAAGTACTCAATATCAGTGATTTCTCCAAGGTTTTGGCCTCCAGGAAGAGTAGTAATTTCAGTACCACGTCCTCCTTCCCTTCTAGGTAACCAGAAATCTTCCAACATCGCCATATACTTCTTGTCATCACGAATCTCACCAGTGTTTGCGTCGTATACTAACTTGTTACGATACCTCATCATAACATCACGAAGGTATTGTTCTGCCTTTACTTTAGGTAGATTACCAACATCAATATAGAAAATTCTTCTTTCTGGTGCTCTTGACAGTCTGTATATAACAAGACTATCCTCAATCATCCGAAGTTGATTGATAGACTTAATTGCTTTATGCAAATAAGAAAGAGTTGATCCCTTATTCCTATCTACTAATCCAGAAGTGCAATATGTAATTGCATCTTTTGCAAGTTTAACTCCTTGACTAGCACCCTTTGCATTAATATTACCTGTAGGGTATATACCTTTTGCGTTGTAAATAAAATACTCTTCAATCTCTGGGAACTCATAATCCATAGGATTATCGCCAGGATTGTTTGTAATCTTATACTTATCTGCTTCTGTTTTCTTTTGTTGTCTAACATGACGCATTTTCATTGCGTCAATGTATCTCATTTCTAGAATACCATCTTGTGGTTTCTTTAAATCAATTATCTTATGGTAATAGATTCTTCCATCAATATACCAATTCCTATAGATTTCATGGGCTTTCTTATCGAAATCCATTATATCTAATAGATATCTGAACTCTTTTCTAATCTTATCCTTAATACCATCACTAGCATTAAGGTTAGAAAGTTCAATCTCTACTGGTGTATCATTAGTATCTGATACAATTGCTTCATTTACAATATCTTCAATAGCACTATCCGCTTCCGGATGAAGTGCCATTTCACGATACCTTTTAATCAAATCAAATTCAGTTCTATAGATACCTTCAATATCTACATAAGAACCAAAAAAACCGGACGACATGTAATGGTCTGACCCATCCTCATTATTAGGAGGAATGGGTGAGACCGCGTTCGGTGATAGTGTTTCGGAATCCTCTATAGAGAATCCAAATAACTTAGCCATAATTTATTTCTAATCCGTAAGACTATTTAGTTAGCCGTTTGGACCGCCAGCCCCAGCAAAGTTGTAAGACTGAACTTGGAAATCAACTGTAAATTCTTCGATTGTATCTGTAGAATCGTATGACAGATCTATTGCCGCAACTGTTGTTGGGAAGATGTCAATGAATTCATACTCCTTAAGAACAGCATTAGCAGTTCCAGTATTAGACTTACTACTTGGAGATGAACCTCTACCAAGTTGATAAACCTTAGCATTTACCATATATGCAGATGGATCTGTTGCACCTAAGTTGTTATCCAACTTTGCAATTAAATCAGTCCACTCTTCAAATGCATTCCTAAGTTTAAATCCTTCGTCATTTATTATCGTTACTGTCCATGGATCGATTGTCCTGTCACCTGCGATTTTAAAAATACGACCTCTGAACGGAACATCGATGTTTGCGATGTTCGATGCAGGTAAGGTTGCTGCTTTACACATATAGCGAAAACTATCTGCGTCCCAACCAATCCCAGCAGGTAGAGTTGTGAGCTCTACCTCAAATAAATTAGACCTTGCACCACCGCCAATAAGGGCGGCCTTAAAGTTAGAGATTGTTTTATTTTCTCTGGTTGATGCCATAATTGATACTCTCCTGTTAGTTATTTAGATGAATTTTTTAATTAAACGCGACCAGCAACTTCATCGAAACTTACTCCAGTTCTAGTAGCAACAAATGTAAGAGTTACATAGTTGATAGACTTGGCAGGTTTCAGATAAATGTCTGCTCTAAACTCATTGTTATCAATAATATCAGGAGTATTATTTGTTGTGTCGCAAACAACTAGGAATCCGTAGAGTCCACGTTTTGCTTCAACATCTCTCAAATAAGGTTCAACAATGTTTCTAAAGTTTGCTCTCGTTAATTCATCATTTAACTCAAAGAGTTGTGCTTCTGCAGCTTTCTGCAGTGCTTGCTCAATTGTTAGGAATAGACGGCGAACGTTAATCCTATCAAACGCTGATGCATATGCAAGAGCGGTTTTATCTCCAAAGAGAAGTGTTCCTGTTCCAGGTTGTGTAATAATAGCGTTAATTCTATTAGGATACAACTGGTCTCTTTGGTCCTTGGTTGGGTTATATGCAAGTTTAATTGCATTATTAATGATACCTCTTTGCTGACCAGCAGGAGAGAACCAAGGATAAGCAACGATATTTGTGCGACACATTAGTCCAGCAACGTCTCCGTTGGTTGGAACGTATCTAAATTCGTTGTTAAATCTGTCATACTTGTAAGCATATCCACTATCAAAGATTCCGTAAGAGGAAGAAGATAGAGGTGCGAAGTATGTAATTAGGTTTGTAGTCTGTGTAGTTGTGTTTGTAATGTTTACAAGGTCTGCTCTATGAGGACCAACACATGCAACACAGTCTTTTCTTTGTCCGGCAATAGAAATCAAACTATTTGCTTTTGCCTGTGATAAGTCTCTGGCACCTAAACCAGGACCCATGATTAGATAGTCAACTGCTATCTCATCTTTGTTTGCGAACAAATCATAAGATGTCTTAAGTGAACCTAGAGTAGCAGTCATGCCACCGTTCTGTCCAACTTCAGGGATTCCTGTACCGTAGTCAACACCACCACCAAACTTGTAGGTTTTGTTTCCAATCACAGTGAATGTTGTATCCTGTGCTTTTTGTCCCCATAAACCTTGGGCAGTTGTGTATGCAGTGTATTCTGTACCGAATCCAGATGCAATTGGGTCTGTATCCCAATAAGTATCTTTAGCGTTAGATACGTCGTATCCAGCATAGATATTGTCTGAATAATCTGCAAGATACTGTTTGTAGTATATCTTCTGTGGAGAATTTATTGCAGAGATTGCATCTTCTGCTTTAGATAATCCAGTATGCTTCTCAAGGATAGCACCTTGAATACCACTAATAGTACCAAAGTCATCAACAACGGCAATGTGTAGTCCGTCGTTCTCACCGTTTCTCTTAGTTGTGTATACGTTAGAAACTGGTTTTGGAGCAAGAGACTTCCAATAAATTGTGGAGTTCTCTAATCCTAGAACCTGATTATCATACCAATCTTCTGTAACTGTTGGTGTGAATGTTACTGCTGTGTTAGTAGCATTAGGAGCACCAGTATTAATACCAGAACTATTAACAAACCAAATAGCATCGGAGGTATCGAATGAAGCGTATTGTGTATACTGCTTATAATCGATTTTAGTTTCAGTACCAGCACCAGAGACTCTTGATACAACCTTAACATCAATTGTTGAAAGACTGTTTGTTGCGTCAGTTGATACACCAGTAATAATACCCTTTAGGTATCCACTGAATCCAGCAGTACTACCTGCACCAGGTATGACTACACTAGACAACGCTGCAGTAACTCCATTACCAACCAGAGCACCGTAGTCTCCTGGACTGGTAGTTGTAATTCCTATAGTTTGGTCTGCTAAGTCATCAATAACACAAACTTTTAATCCATTAGCCCAAGAACCAGGGTTCTTAGCACCATAGGTAAATTCTGTTGATGTATTCCAGTTACTCTGGTAATCATCGTAGTTCTTAATCTTCAAGTTTCCTGCAGACGTAGATGCTATTCCAACACCTGCATTTGAATTGTTTAGGTTAGTTCCGTCGGTTCGACAAACTTTTAGAACGCCTCCGTAGGAAAGATAAGCTGCTGCGCTCATCCAGTATTCGTATTGCGCGTCTGTAGACAACGGTTTACCGAATACGTTAACAAGGTCTTCTTCTGTAGATATATCAATTGGATCATCAACGGGACCAATCCTAAACGGACCAGCTATCGCGCCGATGTTATCCAGTACATTCTCAGCTCTTCCTACTGTAAGGTCAACCTCTCTCGTTAAAACTCCGGGAGATAATTGAGGAGTCGCCATGCTTTTGTCTCCGAATTCTCAGTATTTCTGAAATTATTTATTGTTTTCAATGATTACATATAGTCCCACATGTAATTCATACCTCCACCCTTGTCTCCATACTCATCTGTATGCCATCTATCGCCTTCTGCATCAACAAAACTTTCTTGATCAGTTAACCCATCAGTAATAAATCCAAAAGGTGCCATATCTTGTTCTATTTGGTTCTTCTGTTCATCATATAATCGTTTTCTTACGTCTTGGTCTGTAAGTTCTTTAAAATAATCTTGTGCAACTAACCATGCATATATGACTAGACACATTGCAAGGTCATCATTACATCCTTCTTCTGCTTCAAAAGAATTGCTTTTCTGAATAAAGGTAGTTAATTCACTTAATATTTCGTAGTCACTGAATACTAACTTATCAGACTCAATAATAGTCTTTAAGTTAAGAGAACCAACCTTCTTTACAGTCTTGGACATCTTAACACCAAGTTGTGTCTTCTTCCCAGAGAATCCCTGACCTACAACTTGACCTGCTCTACCTCTCATAGAACACATCAAAAGGTTTTCATATTCTAAATCATAATTTATAATTGCTGCTACTTGGTCACCAACATCATTTACTTCACAAAGAATAAATGCTTGATTGTATCTGATTGCTAGTTCATATATTATACTTGGAAATAGCATAGGTTTAATATCATTACTCCTATACTTTGCTACTACCTTATGAGGAAACTCTGTTATGTCTACAACTACAAAAGCAGAGAAATCTTTTTCCACTCCTCGTGCAACGTCTACTGTGAGTACATAATCATGTTTCTCTACAGGGTCTTCATGCACATCTAACCCTGCATTTGATGTCTTTGGATTTTCATAAACAAGAGATCTTAATTTACTAGGTGCAATAAGAGTATCAACAGATCCTAGAAATTCGCATTCAAACTCAACCTTAAACTGTGCTTCAGATGTGTTGGCAATAGTTTGCTGTTTCCATTTAGCATCTCTT